CTTCTCTGTAATACTGAGTAAGAAAGTGTATTACAACTTCCAATTTAGCTTATTGCTTATGCTCCGGGGCTGCCAAAGACTGCTCGGGGGTCAGACCACCCAAACGAATATCTTTCGCGAGCCTTGTATCGTACATTACCAGTATCAAAATCCGCTTCCATTGAAGTCTTGATTGGTGAACGGTTAAACATTTTGAACCCGTTCGGACAATCAGTCTTAATGAACCACGCATCTGTATCAGTAAGATAATGATTTACGGTATAGCCTTCTGGGACCATGCCCATATTGCGTATAGCGTTAATATCATTATCAGAAGTACCCACACGTCCATGTGATTCCATCAAACGATCAGAGGTGAATTGAAGCTCTTTAGGAAGAATTAGTCTCATTCCTTGGAGAGCAACTTTTAGTCCCCGCTCATCAGTAAAGGCTGCAATGTCGATTAGTGCTTGTTCTAATGAAGTTTCATTAAGGTCAGCAGACGTTGAAAGCTCATTACGCAAATTAGCGCCACCCACAGTTGGATGGTCTGTTGCGCAAAGTTCTTTCGTGTCGCCGCCAGGATAACTTGAATTGAACGCTCTATTCAGGACAGAGGCTGCTTTTACTTGCTTGGTGTTCGACATACTTCTAGCGAGCGCACGAGTGTATCTTGCTGACAATTTGTCATAAAGATTATCCTCGATAGCTTCTTCAGTAATGCTGAATGCCAATGCAATCGTTTCATGGGTGTACCTAGACGTAAAGGCTTCTTGTGCTTGATCAAATGCCACTCCGGCTCCTTCTGATTTAACAGGTGCTGTATCGAAACCAGTGAGCATAACCTCTTCTTCAAAAGCTCGGTCACTAGACTCAGTATCATAAATTGCTTCATGTTCTTGGTCATAGCGACTGTACTCTAGTCCAAAGAGAGCATTTAAGCCAGGTAGCAATTCTTTTACGAGTTGCGCTCTACTTATAGCCATTATTTACTCCTTATGTTCCAGCTACAGGACCTCTGTAAGCGTGCTCATTGATTATTACAACCAAATTTGCATTATCCGCTGTGAGATCCCCGTTAGCATCATCTTGAACCACACCCATAATCTTAAGCTGTAAAGCTTGGGTGGTGTTTATTGTGCTTGAATCAAGCTCCCGAGTGCTTACGCCCGTTGTTGTACTACCGCCAATACCGTCTGTATCTGCATTTCTGCCTATACAAGTTACTGCTGAGGCACCATCTGCTTGTATTACAAACATTTGGTTAGGGTCGTCATAGATATATGCTTCTATGGCGCCACTTCCGAGTGCAGTCGTATCCGCTGGGTAATAATTCTTAAAGGTCGGGGTGCCGTCAGTTGCAACATAGTAGCAATGCGAAAATACGCCAACAATGTTAGCAGAACCTGCTGCTGACCTGTTGATATAACCACCTGCGAATATAACTAAATCACCTTGAAAGATGTTTGTATTATATCCAGCGGGTGCAATATTGTATTTGTTTACTTCTTGTACAGCCGAGCCGACATTAAGACCTTTGTACGGACGAAGCCCGAAGGCTTTATCTACGTTAGCCATTTATTTAGTCTCCTAAATAACGATGAATTATTAATATTACCGATAAAAGATTAGTTGTCGTCAACTGCTCTCTTACCGCCCAAAGTTACACGAGTTTGTCGATTTGGTTTTGAAACCGACATGGAGGGGTGCGAGCCGTCTCTAAAGTAGTCGTTATCAACAGCATCCATTTGTCCTTCAGTTCTTGAATCGAAATGGTGTTGCCGTTCTTTTACGGTTTCTTCAGGTATACGGGCTAATATCAGCCCTCCTACCCCAATACATCCTGCGTGTTTGCCGTCTTCAATGGTGGGAGCTTCAAAGTCCGGATATTCGTCTGCTCTCACAGGTTCGTATCCTTCACGGAGTCTTGCTGACATGTTTTTTGTGTCAGATTGTCCGCGGACCTCTGTTCTTACCCATCTATGTCGATAGCCTTCAGGGGCTGGGGGTGCATCCAATGCGGATGGTGGAGACCAAGGTCTACGCCGAGATTGTTTTTCTCGGGTATCGGTCCCGCGTGAAGCTCGAGTTGTTTCTTTTACGTCTGTTGTGGTTTTATCCATTTTTTACTCCTTCACGTATTTTGCGTACTCTTCTAGTGGCACACCTAATTTTTTGGCGATTGCAACCTGTGACGGTGTGAGTCTCACAGTGTTCTTACCGCGCCCTTTTTTCGCGCTGCGTGTTGCAGATGCGACCGTTTGAGCGGGACGGTTGTCTTGTAGATTAGAGCCTCCATTAAACTTATGTGGAAACTCG